GCGGCAACGTGGTGTGGGGTCCGTATCGCACCGTGACGCTTGACGAATCCCGCCGCGAAATCGCGCGGGCCGTCGAACGCGCCAAGGTCATCCACAAAGCCAACATTGCCGCACTAACCGCTGCTTAGGAGGATCAAATGCGCTGGAATTATTCCTTCGACGATCTGCCCCTGCGCCGCTTCACCGATCACGCGGGCAACGCCCTGACGGCTGGCCTTGTTTCGGGATCAGTCGAAATCGAAATCGACCGCAACAGCCAGTGGTTCGTTCGCAGGGTCTATCTCACAGGCTACCCCAAGAGCGGCAGGCCCGTCGAATGCGAGATTGTCCCGAGTGACCCGCTTCACGGGGCAATCATCAACGAGCTTGAGGCGCACTACGACCGGCACATCGTGGACAGCTTCCACGACGAGATGGCCGACGCCGTTTGAGCAACAGCAGCACCGATCTTTAGAGAGGAGCGACCGCACATGATCCTAGACCTCATCGAACTCAGCGGAATGGCTCTGTTCCTCGCCTTCGTCGGGCTTTGGGCGGGCATCATGTCGGGTGCGATATGAGCGGCCTCGACCTATTTGCTGGCAAGGCAGAGTCCGCGCTAACCACGGCGACCGCCGCTTACGCCGAAATGATTGACGCTATCGCCTGCGGGCAGATGGAACGCGCGCAATCCGCAGCGGAACGAGTTTACCGGCAGGCCCACGCCGCTGCGCGGGAAGCCTATCACATCGCATCAATAGCGCAGGGGCTGCGCGCGACACATCGGAGGACGGTGTAATGCTTAGTCCCGATCAAATCCGCCAGCGCGACGGTAAGCTGACCGCCAGCCGTGTTGCCTGCCTCATGACGGGCGACCCGGAGAAGATCATGAACCTCTGGCGCGAGCTTGTTGGTGACCCGTCCTTTGTGGACGAAGATTTGAGCGACATTTGGGCCGTTCAACTCGGCTCGCATACCGAAAGCCTCAATCTCGACTGGTATGAGAAGCGTACCGGCAAACCACTGTCACGGCGCGGCGATGTTGTGCTGCGCGAACACCACGAATGGGCGGCGGCCACGCTTGACGGGTGGGACGACGATCTGTCGGCCCCTGTCGAATGCAAGCACGTCGGCGGGTTTGAGAAAACAAACGCGATCCTTGAACGCTACGCGCCGCAGGCTCATTGGCAGATGTTGGTGACTGGAGCGAAGCAGTGCGTGTTCTCAATCATCGAAGGCGCGCGGGAGCCAGTTATCGAGATTGTTACGCTCGATCAAGACTACGCTAACCAACTCTGGATGCGCGCCCTGCAATTCATGGAGTGCGTGCGCGACCTGACGCCGCCCGTCGCGCTCGCCCCCATCGCCGCACCCGTCAAGGCTGAAAAGATCTACGACATGACCGGCAACAACGAGTGGGCGTCAAACGCCGTGACGTGGATCACGACGCGCCAAGCGTACAAGGACAACGAGGCCGCGACCAAGGCGCTCAAGTCAATCATCCCGGCAGACGCCATCAAATGTGTCGGCCACGGCATCGCAGCCAGCCGCTCAAAGGCTGGCGCAATCTCAATCCGCGAAAAGGAGTAAATAATCATGCAATCCGAACAAACCGCCGATCTCGCCGCCGCACTAGCGAAGGCACAGGGCCAGATGAGGGCCGCAGCGTTCAACAAGACCAACCCACATTTCAAGAACAAGTACGCGGACCTTGCCGCCGTCATTGACGCGATCCGCGCGCCACTGGCCGACAACGGCCTGAGCTACACGCAGACCACGGAAATCCGCGACAGCGGCTTCGCCTTGGTTACGACGCTGCGTCATTCAACCGGCCAATGGGTTGCGAGCGAATACCCGCTACCGATGGCGGCCAAACCGCAAGAGCTTGGTAGCGCCCTCACCTACGCCCGCCGCTACTCACTGTCGGCAATCGCCTGCATTGCTGCTGACGAGGACGACGACGCGGAGGGCGCGCGGACAACCGAGCAGACGGCCTCGACTCCCAGCCCGATCAAACCCAAGAAACCCGAAGCGCCGGTCAACCCGGAGACGGGCGAGATCGGCCCGCACAAGATCACAGCCAAGGATGAAATGACGTGGGGCGGGTTGTTCGTCGCTGCCGTCGATACGGCCCGCGATGCCGGCGAGGTCGAGCAATGGATGGCCGACAACGCCGAGGCTCTTGAACGTCTCGAAAGCGCGGCCCCGAAAGTTCACGGGCGCGTCATGGCGCGCGTCGAACAGAAGCGACAGTCGTTCAAACAGAAGGCGGCTTAAATGACAGAGTACGACAACACCAATCGCGGCGCGATCTGGAAGAACGAGAAGAAGCGCGGCGAACGCGACCCGGACTTTACGGGGTCAATCAACGTCGATGGGCACGACTACTGGGTTTCGGCCTGGCGGCGCAAGGAAGATGCCGGCGAGAGGGCACCGGCGCTTAGCTTCTCGGTGAAGCGCAAGGACGGACAGCCCGCCAGTAAGCCCGCCGCGCGTAAGCCAGTAGCGGACGATATGGACGGCGACGAAGTGCCCTTTTGATCTCTGGAACGCAGGATGACCAATCAACTCGTATCGGAAGCGGACGTAGAGAAGGCGCTTGATTGGCTGCGCGACAACGCAGCCGATGTCGGCGCAGCCAAGGCAAACGCAATCCGCACCGAGCGGATGACCAAACACATCAAAGCCCTGGAAATGAAAAAACACGCGGGCATCCCCGTGTCCGCTCAAGAGCGCGAAGCATACGCCAGCGAGGGATACGTGGCCGCGATTGAGGCCGAGGCTGTGGCCGCCGGTGAACTAGAAACGATGAAGGGACTTCGTGAGGCCGCCGCACTCAAGATTGAGGCGTGGCGTAGCGCGGGTGCAAACTATCGAGCCATGAAGATTTGAAGCGCCATGAGTTCAGCAATCGCACGCGAACGGAGGCGTATGAACGAAGCGGCGGACGCTGCGAGAGCTGCGGCGGTATTCTTCGCCCAGGGCACTTTGACTATGACCACGACAAGCCCGCAGCGTTTGGCGGAACTGCGACGCTCGATAACTGCCGAGTTCTCTGTGACGAGTGCCACGGGAAAAAGACTTATGGCCGCGACATACCGGCGATTGCGAAGTCTAATCGCATCCGAAAAAGAGAAGCAGGCATCAAACGCAAGAGCCGTTTCCAAACGTCGCGCGGCGGGCCGTTCAAAGCGAAAATTGGTGGAGGCATAGTCAAGCGATGAAACAGCACTACGTGAATCTTCCAATCGACTCGGACGCATTCGACGCGCTGGTCTGCGCTCGTCTTCGCCGGTCGATAAAATACATCAAGGCAGACATGGATGACCCGGACGAGGATCGGAAACTCATCGACGCCATGAAGCGCGTGCTCAAATACTATGGCGGCTAAGGACCGCACATGACGATGGTCGAACGAGTGGCACGGGCGATCTGTCTTAAGCAATTCGGAGATGAAAGCGAACACGGCACCGCGCGTTGCTGCCAAGTTGGCGGTATTGATGGGTGTTGCCTGCAAACGGCAGAGCCACTAGCCCGCGCCGCCATCGAGGCGATGCGTGAGATGACGCCAGCAATGAAAGAAATCTATTGCGGAACAACCTCATTTTCATACGGCGGGGAAACTAACTCCTTTGATTACGTTTCCGACGACGACCGCGTGACATACTGGAACGACATGATCGACGCAGCACTAAAGACCGCAGAGTGAACCGATGGCCGATGTGGTGTTTCTAAATAATCAAACCCGATGGTGGAACGCGAACGCCGATGAACCTGTGCCAGTCGATGAGGGCATTGAGCTGGGTGAAAGATGGATAGCCCTTTGCAAAAAGTACGACACACCCGACGCCGACCGCTCGCCTATGTATATCGCGTTGGGGACTGTATTAGCCCGTCTTGTTCGCGGGATGGAAAGACAGGACCCCGATACGGCGATCCTGCTCGTTGTTGAGTGGATGGAGTCTTACTTGGACGCGATGAACCGAACATTCGACTAGTGAACGGCGGCGGCGTTGTGAGACGGACATAGTTACGGAAACTGTAGCCGAACGATTGATTGAAAAGGGACCGCACATGCCAACGCTACTCGAACAAGTCGAAGCCCTGCGGGCGAACCCAGCCCGCCGGCACAAGCTCGCGCCCGGCGAGTGCCAATCCTGCGACCGCGAGCGGGAGGCTGGTACATCGTTCCACCCGTCGCACGACGCCAGTTCGTATTGCGAGAGCGGCAAGCGTCCGCACTGCACATGCGATGCCTGTTTCTGATTGGGAATGGCCGAACAGGCTTCTGCTTAACGCCGACAAGAACGACTAGAGAGCGCAGACGATGAACGACACCGGCAAACAGGTCTACGACGAAATCACCGCAGAGTGAACCGATGAGAATAGCACTAAAAACTTGGGCGAACCACAGCACAAATGCGGACGGGACCGAACGCGCTAAACATTGCTGCGGATGCTGGAATATCAATCTTGATGAAGATGCTGCACTCGTCCCATACGCCCAATGCAACGAGTGCGGGGAAATTCGTGCGGCTGTGTTCCCCGGCATCAGCATTACCAACTAAAGGCTGACCGCACATGAACCGTGACTACCTGAATTTTCTGGCATCAAAGGCGGTTCGCGCGACCGAGCGCGGGCTGAAACAAACGCCGGAACTGGCGGGCCATCTATTCCCGTTCCAGCGCCATTGTGTCGAGTTTGCCTTGCGGGCCGGGTCGTCGGGGTGCTTCCTCGATACTGGCCTTGGCAAGACTGAGGTTCAACTTGATTTCTGCCAGCGCGCGATTGAGGCCATCAACAAGCCCGCGCTGATCTGGACGCCGCTCGCGGTCGCGCAGCAGACAAAGAAGCGCGCAGAGCGGTGGGGCTACGAGGCCCGCGTTATTCGCGAGCAATCCGAGGCCGGCCCAGGCATCAACATCTGCAATTATGACCGCCGCGACAAGATCGACGCCGGATCGTTTCAGATTGTGTCACTGGACGAGGCATCGATCCTCAAGAGCTTCACCGGCAAGACGACGCGGGCGCTAATCGAAGCGCACAAGGGCGCGCGGTTCAAGCTGGTGGCGACGGCAACGCCTGCTCCAAACGATCATATGGAATTGGGAAACTATGCCGAGTTCCTGGAAATCATGGCCGCGAATGAAATGCTATCGCGGTTCTTCATCAACGATGCGTCCACGGCCTCGCAAGAGTGGCGATTGAAGGGCCATGCGGTTGGCGCGTTTTGGGATTGGATGGCGTCATGGGCGCGGATGGCTGAGAAGCCATCGGACCTGACCGGCAAGGCGGGAGACGACGCGGCGTTCGTCCTGCCGGCGTACAGTGTGAACCGGCACAAGTCGCGGGACAGCAAGATTGATAACGAACTGGCCGATATGTTCGGCGCTCCGGTCATGTCGGCCACGAAGCTGCATGACGTGAAGCGGCAGACCATCGAGGCCCGCGCGGAAATGACTGCATCGCTTGTGGCGGCAGAGCCTAACGAGCCGTGGCTGATCTGGTGCGATACCGACTACGAGGCCGACGCGCTCAAGGCAGCGGTGCCGAGCGCGATTGACGTTCGTGGATCGCATTCTATTGACGAAAAGGAAACGCGCCTAGATGCGTTCGCGAGCGGAGAGGCCAAGCATCTGATCGCCAAGCCGTCGATGTGCGGATTCGGTTTGGACTGGTCACATTGCGCCCGCATGGCGTTTGTCGGTCGCTCCTACAGTTACGAGACTTACTACCAGGCCGTCCGCCGTTGCTGGCGGTTCGGTCAAAAGCGCGCCGTGAATGTTCATCTTATCGTCGCGGAAGGCGAGGACACGATTGGCCGGGTGATCGACCGCAAGGCGGGCGACCACGGCAAGATGAAAAAGTCCATGCGCGAGGCAATGCTTCGCGCGGTCGGTAGCAACGCCGTGCGTAAGGCCCCGTATGTTCCAACCCATAAAGCGAGGATTGCGCCGTGGATTTGCGCTGCTTGAACGAACATTCCGGCAAACGGTTTCAAGCCATCAACGGCGACTGCGTTGATGTGCTGAGCCAGTTTCCAGAGAACAGCATCGGCTTCTCGGTTTACAGCCCGCCGTTCGGCTCGCTGTTTGTCTATTCCGAGGGCGCGGCTGACATGGGAAATTCAACCGACGATGAATTTGCCCTGCACTATCTCTACATGGTGCGGGAGAAATTCCGCGTCACAAAGCCGGGTCGGATAACTGCCGTTCATTGCTCCGACCTTCCCATGACAAAATGGAAGGACGGCGCGGTCGGCATCAAGGATTTCAGCGGCCAGATTATCAAGATCCACGAAGAAGCCGGATGGATTTTGCACGGTCGCCGCACGATCTGGAAATGCCCTGTTGTCGAAATGACCCGCACGAAGCATGTCGGCTTGCTCTACAAGCAACTACAAAAAGATAGCAGCAAGTCACGCGGCGGGATGCCGGACTATCTGCTGACGTTCATCAAGCCAGGCGACAACCCGGACCCGATCAATCACACGCCAGAGGATTTCCCGCTCGACCAATGGCAGGAATGGGCATCGCCGGTATGGATGAGCGTTCGGCAATCCAACGTCTTGAACGTCAAGGCGGCGAAAGACGCCAACGATGAGCGGCACCTGTGCCCGCTGCAACTCGACGTGATCGAACGCGCGCTGATTATGTGGAGCAACGAGGATGACATTGTGTTGTCCCCGTTCATGGGAATCGGCTCCGAGGGCGTTAGTTCTCTCAAACTGAACCGCCGCTTTGTCGGCATCGAATTAAAGGAAAGCTACTGGCGGCAGGCTTGCCGGTATCTCGACGCGCAGGACAAGCAGGACGATCTATTCGCGCGTGAGGCCGAGCCGCAGATGGCGTCCGCTAACAGCTAAAGACTGACCATGACCCGCGACGACGATCCAGTGACCTTGGCAGACGCCGCCCAACACTTCGGGTTTACGGTGTGGACGCTGCGCGCCGAGGCGGATCGTGGCCGGTTGACAATGTTTCGGATTGGCAAAAGGCTCTATACGACACCGAACGCCATCCGCGAGATGATCGCCCTATGCCGCGTCGAGCCAAAGGCCCGCGCCTCTACTTTCAAAAGGGACGCGGATACGTCATCCGAGACGGCCCGCATTTCATCCGCACAGGCGGCACTGAAATTGAGGCTCAGCAAGCCCTCTCGCGCTACATCGCGGCCAAGTACACCCCGGAGCCGTCATGCGAACCACTGATCGCGGATGTGCTCCTGGCCTATCTGAACGAGCATGTCCCGCACACGCGGGAGCCGCGCAATCTGGAATATGGAATCGGCACGCTGTCGAGGTGGTGGGGCGACAAGACCGTCGCGGACGTGACGGCGCGGAACTGTCGGGCCTATGCCGTGACCCGGACGCCCGCCGCAGCTCGGCGCAATCTGGAAATTCTGCGAGCTGCCATCAAGCATTGGCACCGGGAGCACGGCCCCTTAACGACTGTGCCGGCGGTCGTCATGCCGCCCAAGTCCGCGCCTCGGGATCGCTGGTTGACCAGATCGGAGGCGGCCAGGCTCTTGTGGGCCGCGCGGCGGACGCAACACCTGCGACGGTTCATCCTGCTGGCGCTTTACACCGGCTCCCGATCCGGCGTCATCCTACGGTTGCAATGGCCGCAGATAGACCTATCGGCGGGTGTAATGGCCCGCATTCGCCCAGGGATGACCACCAGTGCGACGAAGCGAGCGCCGCCAGTGCGACTCGGAAATCGGATTTTAACGCACCTGCGGCGCTGGAAACGGCTCGACGGGGCGGCATCGCCGTATCTGTGCCATTACGATGGGGCCGCCGTCATCAAACTGCGGCGGTCGTGGAAGGCGGCGGCGGATCGGGCCGGGCTTGCCGGTGTCACCCCGCACACGCTGCGGCACACGCGGGCGACGTGGCTGATGCAGGCG